AGATGTGTATAAGAGACAGCGTTTAATGTTAGAAGCCAATGTGTATGATAACTTTAATCCGAACTATTATAATATATCTGATTTTAATCTTCCTAATGGTAAAAAAGAAAAAAGAGGGTTACCGATACCAAAAGCAAGATGTCAAGTTATTAACTATGAATTGTGGGAAACAGGCTACCTCTACACTTCATCAGCTACATTGACCGTTTCAGTAGAGGTTGGCGATATTGTTCAAATTCTTTTTCCTGAAGTTGTTCCAATTGAGGAGGCTCTAGGTAAAAAAAGAAACTTAAACTTAGATATTGTTTATCTCGTTACAAGTGTAGATGAAAGTAATAAAGCTACATTAAAGAACTATTTTCGGGCAATGATTGAAAGCCTTGACGTTCCGAACGCAATAACTAAAACGACAAACTTTGCTATCATTGATTATTTAATTGACCCTCGTAAAAATAATTTAATGAGCTATGGTTATTTCTTTAATTCAACTATCTTTGAAGGAAAGGCTACAATCAACCGAAAAGCGGAAACTTCATCGGCTCATGACGTAGCAAAAAGGATATTTTCAAAGGTTCAATTTCAACCAACTACGACAATTCAACATGCTTCATCTGAAACAGACCCTAGAAACTTGTTATTCATTAACTTTGCTTCAAGAAGCTGGAATAGAAATAGAATCACGACAAGGGTAGATATTAAGCAAAACGTGACAATGGACACGGAAATAATAACAGAACGTTCGGCTTATAATTTTGCTGTTGTGTTTGTTAAAAATAAGGCAACAGACGACTATACAGACCCTCCTAAAATGTACACAGCAAAAAATAATGGAGATGTCATTGACTATAGTACTTATGGTGGAGACGGAACAGACTTGCCAGAAGTAAGGGCAGCAAAAACATTATTTTATGATAGAGATGAACACGGAAACCCGCCAGATATATCTACTATTAAAGCTGAAATTTCGCCCTCTACAATCGTCACAAGATTAATTTTCAACCAAAATGAGCTTTTGCCTTTATACGTTAATGACTTGGTAGATATATGGTATGACGGTAAACTGTATTCAGGGTATATAGCAGATAGAGTTAAAACAGAGCTCAATGATAGACTTATTTTTGTAGAAAGCGGAGACAAACCAAATGTTATATGAGTATGTAGCTACTTACGGAGACAAATATAGAATAGATAGCTTCACAGGGTACAGAGAGCTACGTAAAGACCACTTAGAACTTTTATCTGGTAAAGTATATTATAATAGCGAAAACTCGCTTAGAATCGAAACTACGCTCTTGTACGAAGTTGGTCAATTTGTATCAATTGGTGGTTATCCGTATGGCGGTAGAAAATTTAGATTATTAGAGCTTTCAATTACTGATAACCCAGTTTTAGATAAAGCGAAGATAATTTCAAGAAAGGTTAAAAATGACAATTAAAAACTTTACATTCTTTAGTCCAAATGGTACAGAGTTTCCAGTCGGTTCTAATAATGACGGAAAGCTATACATGATGTTGACAGGAATGGACTATGGAACAATTAGACGAAGAGACTGGACAAGTCCGTTAAATACAGCCCTTAATGTACAATATACTAATACTTCAATTGTTGCTGGTGGAAGATATTTTGAACTATTAAACGAAACTGTAGCTTTAAAAGGAAATGCAGTCAATTATATCCATGCAAATATTGACTTAACTCAAACAGCACACCCTGTTACTTTATCGGCTGAAACTTCAGACAATAGCAATAATGTTGATTTAAATAATAATTCAGGTGTACTTAAAGTTGTGATAGATATTAGAACAACTAACGGAACAGGAGTTATAAGTGCTAAGCAACCAACTGAACATACTTTACTTGATGATGTTATTATTAATAGCCTAGTCAATAAAAAGGATGTTCCTTGGACTGATTTAAATAGGGCTGGTGGAGTAGGTTCAACAGGTACATTACAGGCAAGAATTATTAATGGTGTAATTTACGTTATAGGAAATAGCATTCCTGTGCCAAATGTCACACCGAATTTCATTGTTCCGGTTGGCACTTTCCCACCTGCTTTTGGAACAAATCTACCTCAATTTGATACTGCTGGTTCATTTTATTCTCCTGGCCACCTGTCGTTATCTTTAATTAACATGTCTCCAAGTGGTATCGCAGTAGGTAATCCAAATAACACTCCAATGAACGGAAAAACAATATCTTTCGCTTTATCAGCGCCTTTATTGTAAACAAATAGAAAGCAAAATATAATGGTAACTAGAATGATTTTAATAACTATCTTGATTTTGGCGATTTTGTTCGCTACATGGATTAAAGATAGAGAAGCAATGAACCCACCTTTCAAGCGTAGACTTGTAATTGATTTGACGGTAGTCTTCGCGCTATGGGTTTTATACGCAGTCTTTTACTTTACTCAAACTCCTTCAACCTCTGACATTGCGAAAACAGTGATTGACGTAGGATTGTTGTACTTCGTAGGACAATTTATTTACTTAATCGCAAAAATTAGCCCTATGTTTGACGGTTTGGTTAAACTTATGAAAAAGAATGGTGTAAGTGTTCCTGAGGCGGAAGAAGAACAAACGGAGGATAAAAAAGAATGAATATAAATAATGCTGGCGTTCGTGGGCATAAACCTACTGGGGTTGTAATTCACAATGACGCAGGCTCAAATGGTGCTAACACTGGCTTCTACAATGGTTGGCTACCCACTCATGACCCAACAAACGGCTTTGCTCATGTTTATATCGCTTCGGATGGACGCTTACAGGCTTCCGACTTCTCTAACAAGGCATGGCATTGCGCTAACTCATACGGTAATGCAAACTACGCCAGCTGGGAAGTATGCCAATCAGAAGGCGACTTAAACCAGTTCTTAAGGAATGAACAAGCGGTACTAGATGATGTAGCTAAGTACATGAAACAATGGGGGCTAACTCCTGATCGTAATACTGTGAAACTACATCAAGAACTTTCAAGCACAAGTTGCCCTAGACGGTCAGTAGAAGCTCACGGTGGCACTTTAGAAAGCTGTCGCTCATACTTTATCACAGAACTAAACAAACGCCTTACAGGTCAAACTGAAAGCAAACAAAACGAAAAGGAAATCGAAATGTATCTTATTTATTGTACAGACACAAAACGCTACTATGTATCTAATGGAGTATCAGTACGCTATGTACGATCTACACGCATGTTAGAAAACTATCAAAACAAATGGGGTAAACTTAATTTACCTAAAGATACCATGTTACAAGTGGAGCTAGACGCTGAATTTGGACCAAACGCAACTAAACTATAAAATAAAAAAAGACAGCTTTATAGCTGTTTTTATTTTTTACCAAGTCACCCAAGCTGTACCGCCTGAACCTTGATATATACTTACTGCTTTGTCTAAATAATCTTGTGGACTTAAGTTAGATACCTGCCCATGCACGCTTTGCATTATCTGTAATAGTCCCCAGCATGATAACTCATTTTCAACATAAGGGTTTCCACTCGACTCCTTATAAATAACATCAAGCCATTTCCCAGCACTTACTCCTGTCTTGCTTGCCATATAATTCGCAGCTATTTCTGGACTTACACTAGACCAATCACTTCCAATAGTGTCACTAGTTGCTGTGTTTGGTACACCTCCCTCATTTTCATTTTCATCGCTAACTTCTTGCGTCCTTTCGGTGTCAGGTTGTTTAGTTGTCTTATCATGTTCTCTTGAGATTCTGTCAGATTCGGCTTGTTTTTCAGCTTCAACTCTTCGTTTATTTTCTTCACTAATTCGTTGTTCTTCAAGTGCTTTCTCCTTAGCTTGCCTTATATGCTCATATTTTGCTTTCTCTTGCGTTTTAAACTCTTGTTGATATAATTGTGCCACAATATCATTAAAGTTGTTATTTGCCATTTTATGAGCGAATTGAATCAACGCTATACTTCTTATTGTATCATCTGTTAATATAAAAATTATTTCCACCTCTTTTAGATATGTTTTGCATAGTGACCTTTTAATTTTCGGCCTACCCTTATTGATTCACAGCATGCATTCCTTTTTAAACCTAGATAATACGATAATTCGGTTGCACTGTCATAAATCGTTCCATTCCACAAAACTTTCTTTTTCTGATTTTCATGCATTGCATGAATTCCTGTGTTTCTTCCGTCTCTATGCTGTCTTTTTACATTTTCTGATAAAGTTACATATTCAAGATTTTCTAACCTATTATCTGTTTTGATTCCATTTAAGTGGTCGACGGTTAGTTCACTTTCTCCTTTAAAAGCTGACATGACAATTCTATGGACGAGCTCTCTTCTTCCGTTTATAGATGTTTGCAAATAACCACAAGTTGAACTAAATTTCTTTTTCTTTAGACCATTTTTAGTTATTTTAAATACTTCGCCATTATCATGAACAATATAATTTGTTTTATATCTAGTTTTATTCATTTATTCTCCTTTATGTGTACGTGAATTATAATATGCTTTCGTCATAACTATGTCTTTATTATTTGCTTTCATATTTTTAAATGACTTAATAACTTTATATTCGCCCTGTGAATCAATTTCAATTAAACGCATTTCAAATAAAGGAACAAGCCTATACATTGTTAATACAAACGCAAAATCATTATTTGCTTCTTCTAGCGTGTCGCTTGTTTTATAATAATCTCCATCTATTGCGCTATACCAAATCTCATATTTCATGCCATGCTCTTTTCTATTAAATCTTTTCTTAAAATTTTGGCGGTTCTTGTCGTTCTGGCGTTTCAACTTTATCATATTCGCCATTTTTAATATAAAAACCTGTCTCTTATACACATCT